TATTAAACATTTCGCGTAGCTCAAGTTTGAACTCTTTAAAGTCATTTTTATGAAGGTATTCTTCTTTAATACTAGTTTGACTTTCTTCTAACTTTTCTATCCGTTTTTCGGTTTGATCTAAAGTTCTCTTCATAAACCACACTATTCCTGATAACCCTGCCATTACAAGCCATTCTGCGATTTTTAAATCCATTATAGTCCCATCCTAATACTGACACTAAGGCTAGTTTGTTTTGTAGTAGTAATTGGTTCTCCTGACCAAAAAAGTCTAATATTTCGTCCAGACCAGTTGTAGTTCCCAGTCTCTAATGAAATAGAATACGTCTGTGGAAAAGTTCGTGTAAAACCAAGTTCTTGTCCATTAATAGAGTAACTACCAAAATCTAGATTTAACCCGAGAACTCTAAGAGCATCAGACCCCTCAAAAAGGTAGCTACCTGAAGCTAGAGATAATACATATACTCCTGGCTGCTCATAGGTTAGAGAAACATCTTGTCCACCCCAAGAATATGCCCCAGGATTTAAGTCAGTTTTTCTAAAAGCTAAAGTGGATACTGCTTGACCTGAAATAGAATAGGAACCTGACCCAAGATCAATAACCGCGGCGGTCGATGCTGGGTTAAGAGCTACAGCTCCTTGAATAACTGATAAAGTTCCGCCGGTAAAAGTCCAATCCATTACTGAACCGGCGCCAATCAAATAACTACCTCTAAGTGTCCAAGACCCGGAATTTACCATCGTGACACCAGCCGCAGTTTGCCCACTCCCAACTGGAGTAATGGTGCGGTTACCGGAGACATACAGCATATCTACACAAGCCCCGTCTGCTGGAGTTGTGATGGGTAAGCTGCGTGGAGAAGTAGCAAACCCATTACCAAACGTGGCAGTTGTGGCAACTGGTGTAGTTTGATCTACGCCAGTAAAACTATATACTACTGCATTACCAAAACTTGTTGCATTGTTAAAAGTAATAACTACGTTACCAGAGCCCACTTCTGGAGCAACGATTAACCAAGCATATGTAGCAGCACCAGCTCCGTTCCAGAAAGTAAGAATGGGACTTCCCATACTATTTCCTCTCCAAGTAACGGAACCTCCAGATAGGCGATCTGCTGCAATGCTTTGAACTATAACAAGAAGGGCAGTGTCTGCACCCGCAGATACCGTGTGAGCTATTGTTAAAGAGGCGGCATTAGAGGCCCCACCTTGGGATGCGGAAACAAACGCTACTGCCATATTACACCTCTATTGTTGCTCGATTAAATATTAAAGAAAAAGCATTGTATCCCATTTGCACCTGTCCCCGAGCATTCTGATGATAATTATCTGGCTCAAAATAATTAGGTGAAGGAGTAGTTTTAATATAATCTGGGGCGTTAGCAGCGACAGCAACTTTTGCGGCGGCTACTCCAGCACCATATAATGTAGATTCTGTTGCCATTTGGAAAAGAATTTGCGGGGACGTATTTGAAAACCACTCATCCGCATAAGCCTCTGTAAGCATTTCCTCAAGTCTGGTTTGATACCAACTTTGAGTTTCAAGTCTGTCTGTTTCCCCTTGCACCCAAATAAACGCTCGTGATGCAATAGTTATACTACCACTAGTAAATGCTACTTCAGCCTGATTAATGTCATCCCTTAATACAGAGTAAGAGTTAAACCCAGCATTCGGCTCATACGCTGTAATACTAGCACCACTTGTACCTAATTTCATCAGATACAAATTACCTTCAGCGGTCTCTCTCATCCACCTGACCGCCAATCCAAACTCAGGTCCAAATCTCGTTCCTGATCCTGGAGGGGGGTTAAGACCGCCATTGTTTATTCCTAACTCCAAATTAACAAAAACATTGCCAGTCCAGATAAAAACTCGCTCAAATGAATTTTGTGCAAATGCCCATAATTCAGCATCTACATCCAAAGGGGTTTCATTTACATCATTAATCAGTCCCACCCCATGAGCATTGGACTGGCCCGCTAAAACAATAAAAACATTTCCAGGCTCAAAAGTAGGTGGACCCGAATGTCCAATGCGAAGGGCGTAATCCATAGCATTAAGTCAGCGTAAACAGACCGCCAGCACCAATATCCGCGGTAAAGGTTTCACCGTTAGCAAGAGTAATACTAGACCCATAATCCCAGTATGCTACTAGAGGTGACGTAGAAGCAGTACCAGTGCTTTTATACATAATTACGTATCTGAATGGACCAATAGAACCACCAGAAGCAGTAAACACACTATCCGTTGCTGTAACAGTAGTTACACCACCAGAACGACTTACAGAAATTGAAAGAGTATTTCCACCAGCAGTGTACCCATTACCAGCAGAAATTTCTGTAATATCGTTAAAAAAATCATTAGTTGCGGCATTAGGAGCAGTGTTACTAAGCGCAAGTTTAATTGTGTCCGTGTTCCAGTCTACTGGGGTTGTTAGTTGAATTTCAGTAAAAGGTTCAAATTTGACATAAGTAGCCATTATATTTCCTTAGTAAAGTGCAACAATATCAGAAGAAGTTGTAGCTGACATTACAAGTCGAACTTGAAGTGGTAGAAATGAGCCCGCAGGCACATTTGCAAAAGTAATTGAACTTCCTTGTTCTGCCATAGTAACTACAAGATCACCTGTAGCACCCACATATAAACCACGAGTAACACCTAGTTCTGTAGTGTCGCTAGGCACTACAACAACAGCTTTACCAGCAGGGCGTGTTGCATCTGCTGTATGATAAGACGCCATATTTTTCTCCAAAAAAAGGAGGCCGCAAACGCAGCCTCCAAGGACATTAATCGTCTACTGCTTCGCCAGGACCAGCAATAAAGAAATCAATGATTACAAAACCAGTACCACCAGCAGTCGAAGAACCTACAGCATAAGTAACCGTTACAGGTTTGTCTGTGGTTTGCTTTGTCAGCACTTCAACACCAGCTGAAGCTCCTGCATTTACTAGACCTACTTTAGAAGTAGCCATTGTAAAAGACTCAAGAATACCGTCAGCATCAGCACCAAGGCCAACAGTAAACGTAGCTACTGCTGTAGATGCGTTTACGTTTTGTAGTACGTGTACACCAGTAATTACCGCATCTTTAGGAATCCAAGCTTTTTGAGTAGCCGCATCTGTTCGAGCAACTGGAATAACCAGCTGCATAGTGCTTCGACGCTTTGGATAAGAAAGATTGGGATTTGAATAAGCCATGCTTAATCTCCTTTAAGGTGGTAGGCTGGAAATTACCATTTAATTTGGGTACGGCCCAAAACCTACACAAAATCAATTAAGCACCAGGACTACCAAATAGAGCGCGAGGATCGGTCCAGCCAAAGCTGTAACGAGCTGTTGCCTTATATTTAGCATTCTCAGTGTCAAAGTCATTATCCATGTCGAACCCGTCAGCACGACGCTCCCAGTGCTTCATTCCGTGAGGAATATTAGTACGAAGGAACCAAGCATCTTGGTCAGTCAGATAATGGTTTACAATGACTTCAGGTACAAGACCCATTTGCTTCATGGCGTTTACGTCATTGGTATCAGTACCAGGACGGCCGTCAGGAGCAGTAATACGCTTGGCTTCAAACATCAGCTGACGTGGGATGATGAGGCTCTTAGGCTTCACTGCAATTAGCAGACCACGGTCATTGGTAAAACCAGCAATATCAATGTGAGCTTGTTCTAGAGCGGCTTCTGAAAGGTCAGCAGCAGTAGCTAGTTCGTTGCTCCAAGTACCACCAGCAAACAAGGGGTGATCGGTTGCCAGAAGTTCCTTACCATCACCACCAACAAACGCACTGTTAAAAGCACGGTTGTACACGTTAGCTGCGATAATTTCCTTAGTCTGTCGCATAGAGAACGCTAGGCCTTGAGCCTTGCGTTGACCAACTACAGCATACTGGTCGTCTTCCACCATTTCACGAGTGATGATAAAGCCTAGTGCGTATACAACATGGTTGTAACGGGTGATGTAGGCTTGACGCTCACTATCGTATTGAATTGGTGAACCTTCAGGCTTAACAGCCGCAAGGCCAAAGCTTGAAATACCAACATCCTCTTCAAAAGCTTTACTTGACTTGTAAGTGTCAAACAGCTTTGTGTATTCTACTGAATACTCATTATACGCCTTACCGTACCAAGCATTAACACCAGGCCATAGGGCTTTTGCAAAACTTCCACTATTGATAATAGACATATTCTACTCCTTATACACCAGCAATACCAGCGGCTTTATACGCATGTGTATTCACACGTACAAGTAGTTCCGCAGGACGAGCCGTATCAGTTACAATGTTATCAGGAGCAGCAGTGACGCCAACAATCTGCAGAGGGAGAGTTGCTGTAGTAGCTACAGTAGAACTATCTACTGACATACCTGAAGCAAAGGGAGCAACTGACTGGGCAGTACCCAAGTTAATTGCCACATTTAGACCAACTGAAGCTGCAGCTACAACACCACCAGTTCCGTCTTGAGGACCGGCAAAAAGCAGGTCAGGTGAGTCAGCTACAAGAGCCACTCGACGGGTGGAGGCGCTACGAACAGCACCAGCATTTAGGTTTGAATAATCAACTTCAAACCCAACAATAACACCTACAATGGGTACAGCAGTACCAGACCCAATACGTTCAACAGCAGGATATACGCCAAAACCAGCAGTATCTACTAGTGCGTCATCTGTTGACAGTTGAACAAAATCGCCTACGTTAGTGACCTGTGAATCCGAGGCACTAATCATATAGCGGTTGACTTGACCATTCCAATTGGCCCCAGTCATATGTTTTACAGGCCGAAAACCTGCGAGAACACTTGCCATGTTTATTTCTCCAAAGTTTCCGGCAGTTTTAGTTAGTCACGGCT